GGCAGTTATAAAAATCTTACGGTAAATCTATTTAATGATTCCAATGAAGATATCACAACTGAATATACTGATGCAACCTTTACATGGACTTGTTCTGTTGACGATGAAGATTGGACTGATAAAGTAACATGGCGAGTTGGTACAGAGTACAACCAAAAGAAAGTAAAGTTTCCTAACGACAGTTCCGTTATCGGCAAAATATTGTCTGTTAAGTGCAAGATTGTTAAGGATGACTTGTCGATTGAATCTGAAATTTTGCCGTTGGAATTAACTGAATAGGAGGTGTTTTTATTTGGCAGAAAAATTAGTTACAAAGAATGACTTGTTGAATAAGCTTCGTGCATATAAAGAATCTCCTGATGATGATGTAATTCTATACAAGCAAAAAATCAAGAATGCTTTGTTATCAAATCCATGTTTGTTATACTCTCTCAATGATAAAAAGTTAGAGTCTGAATTGTTCGACAAAAATGGAAATATCAATTGGGAGTGGAATGAAGATACAAAGCAATACGAACCTCTTGGTGAATGGGATAGATATTTCGGAAGCGATTCTCTTATTCGTCCATTTTTATTTATTCCAGATACACAGACAACGGTTAAATGTTATTTGTGTTATCAAGTAGGATTTAGAGACACAGCTAGACATAATTCAGGATTAAAAGATACGTTAATTGATTTTGCAATTTTTGTTCATGGTGATGATCGTATAGATAAACTTACTGGTATTCCAAGACACGATCTCATTGGTTCTATTATTAGAGAACGGTTTGCATGGTCTAATATTTTTGGTATGCAAGCTCATCTTGCACAAGATTATGAACAAACAGTTGATAATAATTACGTAGCTCGTTATCTCACATTCCAACTCACAGATTTAAACAGTAAGATTCAAACACCCTATGGTGGAAAATCACAAATGATGAATTACGGTATAAGGCGGTGATTGTTTGGATGTATTAGAAACATTGGATAGTCTTCAATCTGCTGCTGAAGAAGATATAAAAAAGAAACAAGAAAAAAATCATAATCCAGAATACCATTTTGACAAACTTAAAATGTATTTTGGTGAAGATTATACAATAAATGGTATAACTATTTCAATTCCAACCATAGGAGATATTTTAAATATTGGCGAACCAAAATTTTACCAAGCAATCTCTCCCTTTCTGAGTAATTCTACTTCTATTCGAGTTCTTCTTTATGATGTATTTAAAAAAGACTGGAATAAAACAAAAGATATTGAAGTGTTTTATATCTTATATCAATTGCTCGAAGATAAAGAGCCGTTAAAGCTACTATTCAAAGATTTTAGTTTTGATGGATTTGAACTAATTCAAGCAAGAAAAAATGTTGACGATCCAGAATACAATCATCTTGCGCTTTTAAATCAAGATAAAAATATGATTATTTATGATGATGAATATATGGAAATTGCTGAATTTATTCGAGCGATGATGAATGTTCATCCAAAGGTTGAAAAGGCAAAAGGTAAAACAACAAAACAGTGGATACTACAGGAAGATAGAATGAAAGCTGAACAGGATGATAAAAAGAAAGGCACTTCAACACTTTTGCCACTTGTTTCGAGTTGTATAAATCATCCTGGGTTTAAATATAAATTGGAAGAATTAAAACAAGTGAATATATGTCAGTTCATGGATTCTGTAAACAGAATTCAAAAATATGAACAGGGAACGGCTGCACTACATGGGATCTATGGTGGTATGGTGTCAGCCAAAGATATTCCTGAAGACTTAATCAATTTTATGGGCGAATTATAATCGCTCATTTTTTATTGCATAAAAATAACAATTTTAAGGAGGAAAATAATTATGGCATTTAAATTAGGTGACGTAATCGTAGATAGACTTCAGTTTGGTTACGGTGCAAAGTCTAATGGTACGCCTCTGTACGCTTTAACACAGCTTACACAGGCGAATATTGATATTACTGCTGATTCAACAGATATCAATGATAAGGATGGAAACCTTGTATATCGTAAGTATACAGGTAAGAAAGGTGAGGTTACTGCAACTAATGCATTCCTTAACCTTGCCGTTGTAGAAACTATTTCTGCTACTGATGCTGAGATTGCAACCGCAGATAAGGGTATTGTTATGCCAATGATTCAGATCGTAAAAGCTGGCGAAACACTTGATATTACTGGTTATGTAGATGGTTCAATCCATGTAAATGCCCTTTCACCAAAGGGTTCTATGGGCAAGGATGAGTTTGCAAAAGGATCTAAATCATCTGCTACAGAGTACGGAATTACACATACTGATGAGGTAAAAGATCCAGGAGATCAGCATGTAACAACTCCTGCGAGTGATGTTTTAACACCGCCTACAGCAGAAGGTGAGACTCAGTATATTGTTAAGTATAAGAAGACAATCAAGAGCGGAGCAAAGATTACAAATTCTGGTAAGAAGTTCCCTAAGTCTCATGAATTATTCTTTAAGGCACTTGTCGTAGATAAGTGCGAAACTGATGTATTAAAGGCAGCAATCATTCACATTCCTTCATTTATGCCAAGTCCTGAATTTACTCTTGCATTACAGGGTGGTGATTCTCAGACAATGGACTATAAGGGTTCTATGATGTTAAATGCTTGCTCTACAGATGCAGAACTTTTCTCTATTTATTACATTGATGAGGAAGAGGACGACATCGAATTATAAGGACACGTAGGGCAGTTAAATTACTGCCCTATTCTTACAAGGAGGAACAATGGCAAAGAAAGAATTGAGAACTTGTGTGCTTTGCGGTAAAACTTATTCATTTTGTCCAGTTTGTAATCCAGAAGATCGTTTGAAGCCAACATGGTATTTTTGTTGGTGCTCAGATAATTGCCATGAAATTGACGAAGTGACTTCTGCTTTTGAAGATGGACGCATGACAGATATTGAAGCAAAAGCAAAATTAGAAAAATTAGATTTAAGCAGGAAAGAATACTTTGGCGAAAGTTATAAGAATTCTATTGACTCTATCATGAAGGCAAAAGCACAAGTTATTAAGAAAGAAAATAAAAAGACAGAGGTTAAATCTGTCAAAAAAGATATTGTTACAAAAGTCGAAAATGAGGCTGAAAGTAATGTTGAATAGTGATTTTTAAATAAGGGATTATGACATATCACTATTCAATGTTGTAATCCCTATTTTTTACGTTATTCAATTGAGGGATAAAAAGGAATGATAATTGAAAGTAATTTAAAACCAAGAAATTACACTGAAAAAGAAGTTGTTCGTATATATAATCGAGATCAACAAACTTTTTACATCGACTCTAATGTTTATCCAGTGGATGTATATACGAGTTATAGTCCTAAATGTGAAAAGAAAATTATTATAATGACTTTTATTAGAAACGACACAAAAGAAGTTTATAAGAAATGGTGTAATCATGAATTAACATAGGAAGGAGGAAACTATTATGGCAGTAACTGAAAAAGATATTACATTGTGTGGTCATGGATCAGGAACACCGTCTACTAAAAATATGTATACATATCTTGAAAGCAGATACAAAAGCATTGCTCCAAACGGAAAACATAAGGGAGTTATTGCAGTAAGACGATTAAAAAAAATTACTGATTCTGGACGAAAAAAGTTTCATGACACATATAAAACTATTCTAGGTCGGAACTCATATAATCAGTCGTTACGACCATATGTATATACTCCATATAAGGGGAAGTATTATTCAGACTGCTCTTCTAGTGGATGTGCTACGTTTAAGAAAATTGGATATAGTGTACCGTTACTAAATACGGCAGGAATTTATACAAGTTCATTGTTTGAAACTGTTCCTGTAAAGATTAAAAATGGTCATATTACAAATCCTGAAATTTTAAAGGTCGGAGATGCAATATTATTTGTTGGAACTGATCCGTCTCGTCCAAAGCAGATAGGACATGTTGAATTTATTTATACAATCACTTCTACAGCTAATAAGCCTACATCAAATAAAAAATCAAGTTATTATCCTAAGTGCGCAAGTAAGTGTACTACTATTTCGTCTGCATTGGATAGTATCAAAGTAGATTCATCAAAAGCACATCGTACTAAAATTGCAAAAGCTAATGGAATTGCTGGGTATGTAGGAAGTTCAGATCAAAACACACGACTTCTTTCATTATTAAAAGCAGGAAAACTCAAAAGAGTATAAATTATAGGAGGAAAAGTCATGAATAAAATTAACTGGAAAGTTCGTTTTAATAAAGAAAATATTTTATTTGTTTCGCAAGTTATAATTTCTGTTGTAATTCCGATTCTTACGTACTTTGGTTTACAAGCTTCAGATTTAACAACTTGGTCAAAAGTATGGGAAACATTTGTACAAGCAATTAGTAATCCATATGTAGTAGTAATGGTATTAGCTTCATTATTTAATGCAATTACCGATCCAACAACAAAAGGAATTGGAGATTCTTCTATTGCCCTAACTTACAACAAACCTAAAGATTAAGGTGGTGTGTTATGGACGAAATAGAAGCATTATTTAATCTTCCGTATCCAACTATCATAATGGGTGTGTTTATTTTTATTCTCGGTATTGATAAAATAGTGTATTTATTTTTGAAAATTAAAAAGACTTTTAGGATAAAATTTGGATTTGAAGAAGATAAAAAAACAATTGAAGACAGAATAACCACTTTAGAAAAACATGATAATTGGCAATACAAAGAAATATCTAAAATGTCAAAGGGTATAGATGATATAAAATGTCAATTAACTGAAAAAGAAAGAGCTGATAAAGAGCGGACAGTTGCGACATTAAGAAATCAGTTATATGGATTACATGCTAAATTTTCTGAAAAAGGTTATGTTGACAATTCTGGATTAAAAACTTTTACGGAGTTAGGGAAAATTTACGAAGCCGCTGGGGGCGATGATATCTATCATGATAAATTAAAGCCAGAAGTAATGTCGTTACCAATTAAGGATGAACCCTAATACTTTTATTATACCATAAAATCCAGTAATTCAACTTATGAATTTCTTCCTTATTATATATGTATAGAAAAACAGATTATACACAGACTAAATACATGAAGAATGAAATAGGCAGATATAGGTATCAACAGAATATGTCAATATCAGAACTTGCGAGACGTACAGGATTGTCAGCAACTGCAATATCCAATCTCGAGAATGGATATACTTCTGATATACTACTCTCTCATGCAGTATCTTTATCTCATGTATTACATGTTGATTTGTACGATTTGTTTTGCATAAAGAGATAAGGAGAATTGATATGGAGAAAACATTTTACAATGTAATCTGTGAAGAATTGGAATTATTGGGTGGTAAAGTAATTCATGTTGACAAGAACTTTGGAAATATGAATGAAGTACATAATTTCGTGATAAGTAATATTGATAAATATCCCAATGCTCATTGGGAATTGCGACTTATCATATTTAAAATTTAATATTTAAAAGAAAGAGCGGTTTCTTCGGAAGCTGCTCTTTTGTTATGTAAAGGAGTGAAAGGAAATAGCACAGAATCCAGGAAAGATTTTTGAACAGTCGATTAAAGATTCTGTCCCAAATACGTGTTGGATTTATCGTTTCAGGGATAATGCAGCATCGTTTGGGAATGGAAATAATACTAGATTTGCTAGTAGTAATATTTGTGATTATCTTCTATTTGATGATGATTCAAGGACATTGTATTTGCTTGAATTAAAATCAACTCAATCAACAAGTCTGCCATTATCAATGATTAGAGATAATCAGATTAAATCTCTGCAAGAAGCAAGTGAACATAATCTTGTCGCAGGATTTATTTGTAATTTTAGGAACGAAAACAACGACACATTCTTTATAGAAATCTGTGATTTCGTAAAGATGATTGAGAATATAAATAAGAAGTCGTTCAATATTAATGACTTGAAAAATAATAATGCTATTCAAATAAATAGCAGAAAGAAAAGAACTAGATATACATATGACATTCAGAAGTTTGTCAACGAGTCACATTTGTAAAGGAGAAAAAAGGAATATGAAACTTTTAGAGTTTGTAGAAAAGTATAACAACATGGCAAATAGCACATTAAAAGAACAGTTATTAAGTAAAATCAAAATCACTCCATATGTATCAATCATTAAGAAAGATGCTTATGCACAGTTGATTGTAGATAAGACAACATTTGAGCAGGAATCTTATGATGATAACGGAGTAACAAAATATCGTAAAACAGATAAGATTAGAGTAAATTCTGTTGCTCAGTATGTACAGTTTTGTCGTGCTGTGATTGAATTATATACCGACCTTGAGATTGATGAGGATGATAAAGGATTCATCAAGGAATATGATGCACTTAAATCATCTGGTTTACTCGATATTTTAATGGTTGGCTCTGATAAAGCTGATCCACTTATTCCTATGAGTGAATTAAGTGAATTTAAGACCATTTTAACAATGAAACAGTCAGATACTCAGTTTAATGAGACAACTGCTCAGGCGTTTATTAGTAAACAGATTGGAAGGATTTCTGATTTAGCAAATGCTACTCTCACACCACTTATGGACGTTGTAAGTAAGAAGCTCGATGAGATTCCAAAGGAAGATTTATATAAGGTTGTTGAGTTTGCTAAGAATGGCAATTTTAAAGAAGTCTAAGTAAATTCAATTTCTTTGGAGGATTTATATGATTGAAGGAATAATTTATGGACTTATTGGTGCATGGTTTCTCAGTCTATTTGGAGTTGATAATATCTTTGTAGAAGCGTTGCAGCCATTTGTGAATTTCACATTAACAACAAGTCATTATTATTTCGTATTTGGATTTGTTGGCATGGTATATGGAATTGTATATTATTTAAGAAATAAAGATTAAATATTAGGCTCTATGCGTGTCAAAGCGTATAGGGTTTTTCTTATGGAGAGTGGTTATACTGCTCTCCTATTTTAGTGAAAAAATAGTGAAATTTTGAGAGGTGATGAAATGGCAAATATAAGCCCAGAGTTAAAGAAACAGTTACATGCTATTGCACAAAAACAGGCTGAAAAGATAGCAAAGAAATTTGAAGATAAAATGACTGAACATTATAGAAGTGTTCTTGATTGGTATTATGGAG